CGTGATAAGTATACCGTCGTCTGGAAACGTAACAAGAAACGTGGGTTTATTTCAGAGCAGAAAGTAACAGTTTTTGGCATAGATGCGGTTCAGCATGTTATCGAGAACGTTGTGCCAAATGATACTAATTGGGACGTATATTGTGGGTAAATCATATAAAAAACGTTTATAAATGCCTTTATAAATATAGTTCTGTGTTTTATGCTAAGAGTAACTGTGGAGTATATGTGGAGATACCAGGCAGTTACTTAGCAGGAAATGTGCTGAGGTGTTGTGATCTAAGCGAGCGTAACATGAGGAGCGCCCGTTGTCAACCCCAGACACGGAAATTCACACAAACCCCTTGACAGTCCTCCGCGTCTGTTATATAATACAGAGGAACTCACCACTCACTCCAATGAACACCAGCCACGCAGAAAAACAGCAGATTCGTGTTACATTGGACTTCGATGTTTATGCGGATTTCGATGTGCATCAGATCGATTTTAACAGGGTCTTTGATATTCAGGGCGGTGAGAACTTGACAGTTACCGTGGAAGATTTGTCAGAAGAGGTAGAGGAACTCTGGGAGGCAGCGTATCACTAAGGGGTTGACAGATTCTCTGAAAAATGTTATAATTGCACTTGACAGTTACTGTTAGATAGTGACAGCAGTTAGGCGGCGTTCGTTGATATCGCGGCGTGGCGCGTTAAGGCGTATATAAAAACGCTAACTACCCTAACCTACAACGAACCCAAATCGCGAACTAAATATACTTCATCTCAAAAAAATTTTGGGGTAGGAAAAGGTCCTATTAGGTTTATAGATGGAAAAAAATTTCCCGGAAATTTCTCAGAGTCCTATACCTTGGCGGCGTCCATGGGGGCACTATGAGAATCTCCTAGAAACAAAACTGTATAAGGTTAAGAGGATTGTAGTAAATCCTGATCAACAAATATCATTACAATACCACAACCATCGTGCAGAGCATTGGACGGTGGTAACGGGTAGTGGTTATGTAACTATCGGAGATGATGTGCATTATGCCACAGCACATGACACTTACACTATTCTGAGAGGAGAGCAGCACCGCTTAAAGGGTGGTGAGGACGGCATAACTATTATAGAGGTCCAGCTAGGATCTCGTTGTGATGAGGAGGACATCGTAAGGTTGAAAGATGATTACAAACGAGTATAGATTTCACATCTACGCAAAAGATAAGTGTCTTTATTCTAATTTGACAAAAGAAAAATTCACAAAAACTTGGGAGACCCTAAAAGGTATGGTGGGTCTCATGAAAACTGAATATGAACTCGAAGACTTGCAATACGAACGTGTTGAATTAGAACCCAACGCTGACGCTTCGTATTGACAAGACATAGATACACTGGTAGAATTGAATTGTAGGTTATTCAAACTTATGGCAAAAGGATTTACAGTAAAGGCAAAGACTCCCCCAGTTCAGAAAAAGGAGGAGTTTGACATTGATGCAATCAAACAACGGATGAAGGGTAAGAGCATTGTGTTCTGTCTGCCTGGTCGTGGTGTTTCATATGTGTTCTTAAAGAACTTTGTTCAACTTTGTTTTGACATGGTTCAGAATGGTATGAGTATCCAGATCAGTCAGGACTACTCTTCCATGGTTAACTTTGCACGTTGCAAGTGCTTGGGTGCGAATGTACTTCGCGGACCTGATCAGATTCCCTGGGATGGTAAACTGACATATGACTATCAGTTGTGGATTGATAGTGACATTGTATTTGACACGTCCAAGTTCTGGCAACTGTGCGACCTTGCGGTTTCTGAGGATGGTTCAGAGAAAGAGATTGTTTCTGGTTGGTATTGCACTGAGGATGGTAAGACCACTTCATGTGCTCACTGGTTGGAAGAGAATGACTTCCGCAAGAATGGTGGAGTCATGAACCACGAAACTCTGGAATCTATCTCGAAGAGACGCAAACCCTTCACGGTAGACTATATTGGTTTCGGATGGGTGATGATCAAGAATGGTGTCTTTGAGAACAAGGAGATGAAGTATCCTTGGTTTGCTCCGAAGATGCAGCAGTTTGAATCTGGTGAGGTTCAGGATATGTGTGGAGAAGATGTCTCCTTCTGTCTTGATGCTATCAGTGCTGGATTTGACATCTGGGTTGATCCCCGTATCCGTGTTGGTCACGAAAAAACTCGGGTTATTTGATGGGTTTTAAAATCCAATTGTATAAGAGTGATTATGTAATCAGCAATCAAGAGGAGATTTATCAAGAGTCTCTTTTGGTTGCTGATAAAGTATCACGTTTATATGATGGAGTTACTGCTGATGATAGAAAGGGCGTTTATAAAAAGATTCCTGAGTCTATCAATGTAACTTGGTTATATCCAATTTACAATCTTTTTGCAGCAGCTGCTCCATCTATTCATTTTTATGAAATCAATGGATTTGTCAATCAATCTATTAGACAGTATCTCTTTGACATTGTTGGTTATCCAAAAGACACTAAGATATGGTGTCAGACTTGGATTAACTGTCATAATCAAGATAGTCTTTTAAACAAGCATACACATCACTTTCCTCATCATGGATATCTCTCGATTCAACCAAGAGATACTCAAACTATGTTTTATGATGGAGATGAGGTAGCATATTGCATAAAGAATGAACCTGGTATTCTGTACATTGGACCAGGTAACATATATCATGAAGTTCAAGCATTAGGACCCATCCAAGATTATAGAGTCACGATTGGATTTAATTTTATCACAAATCACGATTCTTATGATAAAATAGATGGGGCATCATTCATTCCGATTTTATAATTATGGCAAAAATTAAATCATCCCTTACTGGGGGAAATATGATTGAGTCTCGTCCCAAAAAGACTCGTCAAGGAGATGGAAAACATACTAAATATGCAGCGAGCTCGCGTAACTCGGCTCGTAAGCGTTATAGAGGACAAGGAAGGTAATCCATGAGTCAACTCGTTATCAATCTCCCTGCACATAAGGTGTGGGTTCGTAAAGAATATCTAAGAGACTTGAAAGACGGGCATGGTGAGTTTGTAGAAGGCGTCTGGGTATCGGCAAAGTCGATCCCTGGACGCGCTTTTTATTTTGAAACTTATCTGCCTGAGTATGGTGCAATGTTCGATAAGTTGCCCATCAGTGCTTTTGTCTCGGAACCAGTCACACCTGACCCTGATCTAGATCTTCCAAATCTTCAATTTTGGAACTGTATGGACTATGGAGTCCGCTGTATTGAGAAACAATTCATCGGATCTATGGATATTGAGATCCGAACACGTAACTACGGTAATCTGAAAGGGGAATATGTTTTCACTCTGGACAACTATCACCCTGATCACGATATTATTGACACAAATGTAAGTGAAGTGCCGCAAGAACACAAGTCACATAACTGCATTGAACTAGAAAATGGGCAGTACGCACTGTACCCCAACAATAGAACACGGATTTATGACCTCTCAATCACCCCTGAAACGCCACTTACGCCCGATTTCAAGGTCTCTACGGAATATTATCAAGTTGAGAATGGAATTCGATGGGGAAGACTCGGTGATACCGACGAATATTTCTGGGAAACCGGAGAAGAAAGACTAAATTCTGGAATTTCTTCCTAATTTCGTACTAAATAAGACAGATATTCTGGCGATAAGTAGTGCCGCAAGCAGTCTCACGTCGATTTAAAGACATTTCCTTGTCTTTTTTGAAGCATCCGATCACTAGTGATCTTGTTTCAATCTCGAATGAGACTGCTATTTCACGTTCTATACGAAATTTAGTCCTTACGTCACTAGGAGAGAGACCATTTCAACCAAATTTGGGTTCTAGGGTTTCTAGAAGTCTGTTTGAACTACTAGATTTTGGCACAGCTTCGATTATCCAGAAAGAAATTGACATTACAATTAAAAATTTTGAACCAAGAGTAGAAATTAACACGATTGAAGTGACTCCTGAATACGATAATAATGGTTATAGCGTTTTAATTTCCTATTTTATCGTCGGGCAACCTAGAACGCCCGTACAATTAGAGTTTATTCTTCAAGCAACAAGATAATGCCACTCACAAAGTTCTCAAATCTAGATTTTGATCAAATTAAAACGCAGATAAAGGACTATCTGCGTGCAAATTCCAATTTTACGGACTTTGATTTTGAAGGATCGAACTTTTCGGTCTTAATTGACACGTTAGCATATAATACTTACATCACTTCGTACAACGCCAACATGGTGTCTAACGAAGTTTTCATTGATAGTGCCACATTAAGAGAAAATGTGGTCTCTCTTGCGAGAAATATTGGATATTTACCCTCTTCTAGAAAGTCTGCAAAAGCGACAATCAGTTTTTTTGTTGACACCAGTAGTCTGACTACTAATCCTACGACAATGACCCTTAGAGCGGGTCTGGTTGCCCTCTCAGACAGTTTTGGTGGCACCAACTTTACCTTCTGTATTCCCGAAGATGTCACTGTTCCCGTTACTGATGACAGTGCATTCTTTGAAAACATTGAAATTTACGAAGGAACGTTTCTTACGAAAGAATTTACCGTAGATACGTCAAATATTGATCAAAGATTTATCATTCCCAACTCTAATGCTGATACTTCAACATTAGTGGTTCAAGTAAAAGAGAGTTCATTTGATATATCCTCTGTAAAATATCAATTAGCACAAAGTTTAGTTGATATTAACTCAACATCTAAGATTTTCTTATTACAAGAATCCTCTGATGAAAAATTTGAGGTTCTTTTTGGTGATGGGATCTTTGGTAACCGTTTAGAAAACGGAAATGTCATTACAACAACCTATGTGATCACAAACGGTGACCTTGGTAACGGTGCTAGCAACTTTACTTTCTCTGGAAGACTAGTTGACAACGAAAATAGAGTTGTAACAACTGGTGTTTCCGCAATTTCCGTTATTTCACCAGCTCAGGGTGGTGGTGAGATTGAATCTGTCGATTCTATTCGTAAATATGCACCATTAAAGTACGCATCTCAAAATAGAGCAGTTACAAACCAAGATTATGAGGTTTTAACTAAACAGGTATTCCCTGATACTGAATCTGTATCCTCTTTTGGTGGTGAAGATCTTGATCCCCCACAATATGGAAGAGTTTTTATCGCAATTAAACCAAAAAATGGAAATTATTTATCAAATTTTGTAAAATCTTCAATTATTGATGATTTGAAGAAATATACAGTTGCTGGAATCTCTCCACGCATCATTGATTTGAAATATTTGTACGTTGAGGTTGATTCAAACGTCTATTATAACACAAATCAGTTCCCATCATCATCTTCGCTTAAAACGAAGGTTATGGAGTGTTTAGATATCTACTCTAAAACTGCTGAATTGAATACTTACGGCGCAAGATTAAAATATAGCAAACTTTTGAGGGTTATTGATGATTGTGACTCTTCTATTACTTCAAATATTACAACTATAAGAATTAGAAGAGATTTGAGACCGGTTATTAACAATTTTGCAGAATACGAACTTTGTTATGGTAATAGATTCCATGTTATCGAGGGACAAAACATCAAAACTAGTGGTTTCTTTGTAGAAGGTTACGCTGGTGAAGTATTTTTATCGGATGCTCCATTCTCTGATATGAGAACTGGAACTATTGACTTAATTAGAGCAATTTCTGATACAGAAATGCAGGTTTTGAGGAGGGACATTGGAACCATTGATTATATTAAGGGAGAGATTCTTTTAAATCCAATTAAAATTGTTGGAACCTCAAAATCCATCGCAGAATTCCCAATTATTGAAGTTCAAGCGATTCCTTACTCAAATGATGTCATCGGATTACAGGATCTATTTTTACAACTAGATATAAGTAAGAGTAACATCTCTGTCGTCCCTGACACTATGTCTAGTGGTGCTGATATTTCTGGATCAAGGTATACGGTTTCTTCTAGTTTCTCCAACGGTAAAATTACGCGATAATGTTAGAAAAAAGAGTTAAAATCCAATCCGTAGTTGAAAATCAACTCCCAATCTTCCTTGGTGCCGAAATAGAGGGTGCAGGAGATTTTTTAAAGACATATTATAGATCACAAGAGTATCAGGGCGGTCCTGTTAATATCCTTGAAAATATTGATCAATATACAAAGGTAGGAACATATTCATCTATCGTTGGATTTACAACGGTAACTTCTACCATTAATTTTGAAGATACTACAATTAATGTTGGTGATACATCTGGGTGGCCAGAGAAATACGGTCTATTAAAGATTAATGATGAGATTATTTCATATACAGGAAAAACACAAAACACTTTTACGGGATGTATTAGAGGTTTTAGTGGTATTACAAGTTATCGATCCAATGATGGACCAGATGAATTAATTTTTGAATCATCTTCGGCAGATGAACACGCTCCTGCTGATTCTGTTGAAAACCTGTCATCTCTTTTCTTACAGGAATTTTTTAGAAAGTTAAAATCAGAATATTTACCTGGTTTAGAGAATGCAAGTCTCTATCCTGGACTGAACAAATCAAACTTCATTAAGCAGGCAGTAGATTTTTACAAATCCAAAGGAACTGCTGATGGATTTGAAATTCTTTTCAGAGCAGTTTATAATGATGAGGTTCAGGTTTTAAAACCGCAAGATAATCTTTTTGCGCCTTCTAGTGCTAATTATAGAAAGGTTCTTAGACTTAATGCATTCCCTGATCCAGAAAATATCGATATAACTGAAAAATATTTGTCTGGACTTATTACAAAAAATGTTTATCAAGAAGATGGTGATGGAAATATTACTGCATCCGGTTCGGTAGTTGCATCTGAGCGAATTATTACTGATGATGGTGCATATTTTCAAATCGATCTTGATTATGTTGAAAAGAAAGATAGTTTAGTTGTTGGATCGATTTTTGGTGACTTTAAGATTACACCACAAACAAAAGTCATTGGAAACGTAGCAGCTGCTGCTACATTTGTTGATGTTGAATCAACTATTGGTTTTCCAAATAGTGGACAGTTGTCAATTAGGTTTGATAACAATGATGTTGGTGTAGTAACCTACAAATCTAAAAACATAACACAATTTTTAGATCTTGCTGGTCTTAGTGAAGGTATTTTAGATAAAGAAGAGATTTTTGATACATCAAGAACTTATGGTGTTCTGGATGATGGAACTGAATTTGATTTCAGAGTAAAAGGTAATCTTGGCAATTATAAAATAAAGGCAACTGATCTTGACACACCATATTATAAAAAAGGCGATACCATTAAAAATCAGTCTCTTGGATATTCCAAGAATAATGTGGTAACTGATTCTTTGGTTACAAATGAAACTTCTAGATTTGAAATCGAAGAAGCAAGTATTCTAAACCAGAATCAATTGGGACAAAACCCAAATATTATTTCTTTATACCAAATTCAAACCACTCAGAATCATAATTTAAATATTGGTGATTCTATTCAAGTTATCACTCCCACTAAACTTGAAACTAGTGGTGTTGTCAACAATATTGTCTCAGAGAAAATTTTTGATGTATCAGGTCTTTCTGGATTTGATCCAGATAATGGAGGTGAAGTAAGGAGATTGCTCACAAAAGTCAACTCCGAGAATGATGTTGTTAATAGTTTACCTGCAAACGTTTTAAAATCTTTTTATGACTTAAACGATTCTGTTTATATTGGTTCTCACTCTTTACCAAAATACTCAGATCCAATCAATATTAAAACTGGAAATATTATTTTAACAGATAATGGCAAAAGTGCCACTGCACCTTTGATTCTATCTGGTGATACAATCGATTATGTTGGTCATGGATTATTCACTGGTGATGAGGTTTACTATAAACCTGATGAATTTGTAGAATATGACGCTTCTTATGGCGAACCAATTGCAATTACAACTACAAGAAACTTAGGTAATTTACAAAAGGGAACATATTTTATTAAAAAAATAGATAATGATAGTTTTAAATTAGCAGAATCTAGGGCAAATATTTTCAACTCTCAATTTGTTGATGTTAGTGGTATTGCTAGTAATCAAATTTTGTATCCGATTGATTCTTATGAGAATCAGTTAGATAGTTCATACGGTCTTAGAAAAGTTCCTCGTTTTATTCAAACTCCAAATCAAAAAGTAAAAACAAAAACAGGAAATATTGGCATTCTTGTTAATGGTGTTGACTTACATTCTTACAAGTCAGAAGATTTTTGTTACTATGGAAAACTAACATCTGTTGATGTTTTATCTGGTGGATCTGATTATGATGTAATTAATCCACCAAAAATTATTATCACAGATTCAGTTGGTACAGGAGCAACTGCAACTGCGACTGTTATTGGATCTCTTGAAGGAATTGAAGTTACTGACAGCGGATATGATTTCTTAAATGACCCTGTAATTAATATTTTGGGTGGTAACGGAACTGGTGCAAAAGCAAAAGCAAATTTAAGATCTGAAAAGACAGTTGCAATCGTAGATGTTAGTATTGGTGCTGGAAACATTTCCACAGCAACTAATGTCATTGGATTCAGCACATATCACCGTTTCAGGAATGGTGATGCGGTTGTTTACAGTTCTAACTCCCAAACTGCGATTGGAATCGGAACCACAAGTGGTTCACAAGTAAGAGACGCATTTCTCACCAATAATTCAATTTATTATGTTAATGTAAGATCTCTTTCAGAGATTACTTTACATGGACACCAAAGCACTGCTCTTGCTGGTGTCAGCACAATCAATATAACCACGTTTGGAGAAGGTAATCAATATTTTACTACGGTTGCTGAAAAGAAAATTTTATCATCAGTAACTGTTGAATCTGGTGGTAGCGGTTATACCAACAATCCAATCAAACTATCATCCTCTGGTGTTAGTACTAGTAAAAATCAAATTAATTTTGTAAATCACGGATTCTTGTCTGGTGAAGTAATTCAATATCGCCATGAAGGAACGTCAATCAGTGGATTGACAACAGATCAAAATTATATCGTAACTCGTATTGATTCTGATTCTTTTAAATTATCAGCAGCAGGGATTGGTACAACATCATCTACTTTAAACTATAATAATAATATCTTTGCTAAATTTAGCACCGTTGGATCTGGTGGAACTCACATCTTCAATTATCCTGATATTAGTGTAACTATTAGTGGTAATGTTGGTATTGCAACCACGAACAGTCTGACATTTGCATCTAAATTATCTCCAAAATTTAGAGGATCCATCTCCAAAATTAATCTTGAAAGGGGTGGTACTGGGTATGGATGTTCGGACATTCTTAATTTTGAACGTCAATCGTTAATAACGTTTGAAAATGGAACAGGTGCTCAGTTACAACCTGTTATTGAAGGATCTACTATTAAAGAAGTTTTTGTACTTAATGGTGGAAAAGGATATAATTCTGTTCCTGATTTAAAAATTACCGGATCTGGAAAAAATGCTAAGTTAACTCCGATTATTACAAATGGAGTTATTACTTCAATTACTGTCAATAATGCTGGTGTTGGATTTTCAACTAACACGACTTTTGTAGATGCTATTCCAAATGGATTAGGTGCAAAGGCAAAAGTATCAATTAGATCTTGGAATGTTAATGAGTTTGAGAAAAAGAAAAACTTACTGAGTGTTGATGACGGAATTCTTAGCAAATCCAATAATGAATATTCTAAGGGAAGCGTTGCATCTTTGTTTGCTCCCAGAGCTCTTAGAGAGATTGTATATTCAAAAAATGAGGATGGTTCCTCTAATTTTGGTGCAGACACCTTTGATCTAATCAAAGAAAATGATATTGAAATTGTTTCTAAAAATCACTCACCAATTATTGGATGGGCAAATGACGGACACCCAATTTATGGTCCTTACGGATATGGTAAAGATACCGGTGGTGCGATTAAAGCACTTGAATCAGGTTATATTTTAGATCCAAGTTCGGAAAGACCTACTGGATTCCCAGATGGATTTTTTGTCGATGATTATAAGTTTGGAAACGATGGAGACTTGGATGAGCACAATGGAAGATTTGGTAAGACACCAGATTTCCCAAATGGAACATATGCATATTTTGCAATTATTTCCTCAGGCAAAGCAGATAGTGATGGTCCATTCAAAAATTTCAGACAACCACAGTTCCCATATGTAATCGGAGATACTTACAATTCTGTTCCTGATCAATTTAATTATAACAGGAAGAACAATCAGATTGATTTTAATTACGAGAGTGAAGGTTTAATTAGAAATACAAAACCATCGAAGACTAGTGATCTTTATGGATTTAATGAGTACATCAATGATACCACAAGAGAACCAGATCAGATTAGCACTATTGAATCTACCACTAAGGGAGAAATTACTGGTTATGAAATCGTTTCTGCTGGATCCAGTTACAAGAGTGGAGACATACTTCGTTTAGATGGAGACCCACAATATGGCAGACAGTCTAGATTGTCAGTCGGAAGAATTGTCGGTAAAAAAGTTGTATCTCTTGCATCTTCAACAATTAGTTCAGAGAATCTTGAACTCTTTATTGGTGGTGGTCTTGCCATCGGTTATTGCACTTCACCTCATAATTTTGAAAATAAAAACAGAGTTGCAATTTCTGGATTGTCAACAGAATCATATGCAGATTTAAATGGCACTCAAAACATCTTCAATCCTCAAAGAATTTGGAGAACTGATGAATTTATTGATACACCAGCTAACACTGGTCTGACAACCAATATTGCTCTGAACGGACCATATGATCCTCTCTATGTGAGAGAAAATACTATTATTGGTATTGGAAGTTCTGCTGCTAATTTAGAGCAGATGAAAGTTCTTAATGTAGATCCTTTGAACTCTGTAATGAGAGTTCAAAGAAATCAAAATGGTACTGTGGGTTCTTCTTATTCCACGGGCACTCTTGCACTTGATATTCGCAGTTCCTTTATCTTTAATGTTGGTATTGAAACTTTCATTAGTAACCCACCAACGTTCCAAAGATATTTTGCTCCAACCGAGGTAGTTGGACTTGGGACCACCGCAGTGGTTGGTGTTGGAACTACAATTGCTTATCATGCGCTGAATAATATTGCACCTCCTCATTTACAAGAAAATACAGACTATCAACCAGGGACTGCTCACACTAGCAGAATTATTCCTATCAAGACAATCTTGATTCCTAATCACTCTTTTGAAACCGGCGATAAACTGACCTATTCAAATGGTGGCGGAACTTCCATCCAAGTTTATGATGGTAGCAACACGTTTGTTCTTTCAGACCAATCAACAGTATACGCTATCAAGGAGTCTACAAGTCTTCTTGGTATTTCTACGACTAAGGTTGGTTTAGGGTCTACCGGGTCTTTCGTAGGACTTGGTTCTGATGCTGTTCAATTAGCATTTACTGCTGCTGGGTTAGGAGTTACTCATAGTTTCAAGAGAGAAACCTCTCCAATCACCGCTAATGCAGATGCACATGAAGCTACTCTAACAACTGAGGAGGCACATGGATTAACATTTAATGATCCAATTAGATTAGTAGTATCTCCAAATAAAGAGCAGGTAGTATTTGTTCAATACAATGATTACAATAGAAGAATTGTATTTGATAGAAAGAAATTTGAACCCAGTGGAATTACAACCACAACTAATAATATTAACATTCAAAACCACAATTTGATAAGTGGTGATAAAGTCATTTACAGCACGGGTGGAACAGCACCATCTGGAATGGTTGATCAAGAAATTTATTATGCAATTGAAATTGATTCAAATAATGTAAAACTTGCGGCAAACAAAGTAGACGCTACTAATTCTAATCCTACACCAATTTCTATTAATGGATTTGGAAGTGGTGAGCACTTCTTATCTAAGATCAATCCAAGAGTTGATGTTGTAAGAGGTAATACTGTTTCTTTTGCAACCACTGATTCCTCATTGTCAATCGTTGCATCTGGATCTACCTTCTCAGCATTTGATTTAAGATTCTATGAAGATGCAGGATTTAATAAAGAATTCAAAACAAGTGGAACAAGTAGACTTTATGAGGTGAGCGGAATTGGTACTATTGGCGTAACAGATCCATCAGCAGTAAACGTAAAAACAAATGATCTGTTGCCAGATACACTTTTCTATAAGTTTATTCCGATTAACATTGAGATTTCTCCAACAGCAAAGACCGAATTATTTGTAGATACAGAGCAAGACTCTGCAAACTCAATTAGTCTAGTCAATAGCGTATATCAAGTTTACGAATATCCAACTGGCATTGGCACAACTACTTTTAACTTTAATTTATCTGGAAAACCTGAGCAAACCAGTTATCAGTCTTCTGAGGGAACTTTCTATTATACCCATAAGTCTCTCAATGCCACTGGACCAATTGACAGCATCAATATCAAGAGAAGTAATAATAATTACTTAGAACTTCCTGGTGTCGCCTCTATTGGATCTACCACTGGATCTGGTGGTTTGATTAGATTAAATGGTGATATGGGAAGTATCATCAGAACTCGTAAGCAAAGTGTTGGTTATAATTATCCATTCGATCCAACGTTTAAAGTAATTGCAAATACTCCTGAAATTTTAAGAATGGAGGGATTAAGTTCTTTTGACAGTGTTGGAATTACCTCTGGTGGAAATGGTTATAATATTGAACCAAATATTGTAGTTATTGATGCAATTACTAATAAAAAAATTGATAATGTGATTCTTGAACCAAGAGTAAGGAATGGTGGTATTTCTGAAATCTTTATCAGAGAAAATGCTAAGAATCTTTCAGATGCCGCACCAACTATACTCACCGTCAATAATCCAAATGGCGTTGGAATTGATACGGTCGGATTCAATACCATCACAAAAGAGGTTACACTTAATTTAAATACTGGTTTTTCAACTGCTGGATCTTTCCCATTCTCAGTTGGAGGAAAAGTTTTTGTTGAAGGTGTAGGTATTGCATCCACCGGATCTGGATACAACTCAACAGATTATAACTTTAAGTTCTTTGAAGTCGTTGCTATCGACGAAAATATTGGTGGAATTGGATCTATTGCTTACAAATTAGATTCTGATATTTCAAATCCGGGAACGTATGTAACTACAAAATCTGCGGGAAGAGTTGTTCCATTTGAAGACTTCCCCGTATTTAATGCAATTTTGAAAAAGAATGAATTCTCATTCAATGAACAAGTTGAAATTACTAATAAAGACGAAGTTAAATATGGCAAAGTTGCTGGTTGGGATACTAAAAACAAAATTCTAAAAATTAATTCCTCAAAAGAAATTTTGAAAGGTGATCTTATCAGAGGTGTTGGATCTGGAACATTTGGAAATGTATCCGAAAAAATTAACGTAGATTCTTTCTATGACATTGTACCTGTTGAGGAAATCGCAAAGGGATGGGATAGTGACACCGGCAAATTAAGTATCAATGAGCAAAGATTAATTGATAGTGATTACTATCAGTATTTCTCTTACTCATTAAAATCAAAAATCGCTTTCGACACTTGGAATGACATTGTGTCTTCTATGGCACATCCTGGTGGATTTAAGAAATTCTCTGATCTACAAATTGAATCTCAGGAAGAAAATGTTCGTCCTGTTGGAATCTCATCAAATACAATTGAATTATTTGTTGATTTAATAAGCGAGGTTGAAACCTACTGTCGCTATGACTTTGATTTTGTTTCCGAAACTGCTAAGAATATCTCTGGTAGTTTCTTATCTGATGAGATATTAACAAGAAATATCCCAATTTCTGATTATGAGGAATCCGTTGGAAACAGGGTTCTTTCTATCGATAATTTTTCGGGTGAATTTAATAACACTCCAAGAGCAACTAGATTTACTGTAATTGATAGATTCCCAGTTGCAGGAACTCGTTATAGAAAATACTTTGCACTGACATTTGATACTCAGTTCATTGATACCAGAAGGATGGAAATCATTGAACTATTAATTGATAATAATGGAAACGGATTTATTCAAGAATTTGGATCTGTTGATGGGGCTGATGATCTTAACGGATTCTTTGATTTTAGAATTACTGGTAGTGAAG